GTAAAGGTTCATTGTGTGCTTTCTTGGACATCTCACATCCTGACATTCTCGAGTTCATGCACATGAGAGTTCCGACAGGAGATGTCAATCGAAAGAATCTGAACCTACACCATTCAATCAACATTCCCGATGAATTTATGAGAGCCGTTGAGCGAGATGAAATGTGGGATTTGATTGATCCAAATGATGAAACTGTGAGAGATTCAATTCGAGCTCGAGAGTTATGGGAAACACTGCTTGAGATTCGTTTCCGAACTGGTGAACCATGCATTCATTTCATCACAGAGTCCAATCGTCATTTGCCTCAACCGCTCAAGGATCTTGGTCTAAGAGTGAACAGTTCAAACCTTTGTCAGGAAATCACACTGCCGACAAATGAGGATCGAACAGCCGTCTGTTGTTTGTCTTCACTAAACCTTGACAAGTTTGATGAGTGGAAAGATACTGAGTTGATTGAAGATATGATCACCATGCTCGATAATGTTCTTCAATACTTCATCGATCACGCACCGAATGAATTGTCAAAGGCAAAGTATTCTGCGACCAGAGAAAGGTCACTGGGTCTTGGCGCAATGGGCTTTCACTCATGGCTACAGAAGAACAACATTGCCTGGGAGAGTGAAGAAGCACGTATCGAGAATGAGAAAATCTTCTATCACATTGATCGAAAAGCCAAAGAGCAAACACTTCGCTTAGGTATGAGTAGGGGTGAATATCTTGACGGTGAAGGCACAGGCAGACGCAATGCTCACCTGACCGCCATCGCACCGAATGCTAACTCTGGAATGCTCTTAGGAGTCTCACCATCAATCGAACCATACAATGCCAATACATATACTCAAAGGTCAAGGATTGGCTCATATTTAATCAAAAATCCATATCTCGCAAAAGTTCTCGAAGCTCACGGCAAGAACACGGATGCTGTTTGGTCTAGTATCATGCTGAATCGTGGTTCTGTCTCACATCTGAAGTTTCTGACAGACCATGAAAAAAATGTCTACAAGACGGCAATGGAGATTGATCAAGCAATTGTTGTTCAACACGCTGCAGACCGGCAGAAACATATTGAACAAGGTCAGTCCGTCAATCTGTTCTTTCCCGCCAAGACAAACAAAACAGAACTTTCAAAGGTTCACTATTTGGCATGGAAGAACAAGTTGAAAACACTCTACTATCTGCGAACAGAAGCAGAGCATCGAGTTGAAAATGTTTCTGAAAAAGTGGAGCGGGATGCTCTTCAAGATTATATGGAAAAACCAAAAGAAGAAGAGGACTGCCTCAATTGTCAGGGGTGAGTCCAGAAGTCTCAGAATCATCACCAGCGGTATTTTATTAGAGAGGTATACATAAACATATGGAAGTAAAAATTTACAGTAAAACAGGTTGTAGTTATTGTGTCAAAGCGAAAGAGTGGTTCAAGACAAACAAGATCAGCTTCGAAGAAATTGTCTTGGATGACTACAATGAAAGACAAGAATTTTATCAGCGAGTTTCAAACGGAAAACAAGTCACATCTGTTCCTCAAATCTTCATTGATGATAAGCACATTGGAGGTTATACTGATTTGTTGAATCAAGAACAAATTATTTTGAAAAAAGAATTTGGAGGATTAGAAGAACCAAGTATTACATATAAACCTTTTCGATATGAGTGGGCACACATTATTGCTCAAGAACACGAAAAGCTGCATTGGATCGCAGATGAGGTTTCCCTTGAAGATGACCTACAAGACTGGAAAAGTGGTAAACTTGAAAAAGGTGAGAAAGAGTTCATTATGTCAATTCTCACACTCTTCACTCAATCTGATGTCAATGTGGGCGCCAACTACATTGACTACTATCTAAAAATATTCAAGAACAATGAGATTCGCAAGATGTTGTCAAGTTTTGTCGCTAGAGAACATATCCACATGGAATCGTATGATTTGCTACAAAGCACTCTTGGTGTGCCTGAGTCTGAATATATCGCATTTCTTGAAATTGAAGAAGCTCGACAGAAACACGATTTCATGTTAGACATTGATATTCATACGAAAGAAGGCAAAGGTCTCTCGATTGCGAAATCAGTTGTCAATGAGGGTTTAGTTCTCTTCAGCAGTTTTGCAATGATTATCAATTTTCAGCGATTTGGCAAGATGAAGGGCTTCGGCAAGATCTCAGAGTTCAGCCTACGGGACGAAAACCAGCACGCCTTAGGCATGGCTAAACTATTCCGAACTTATTGCAATGAGAACCCAAAGATCATCAATGATGAGTTCAAGAAGAAAATCTACAAAATGTTCAGAACCGCAATTAAGCTGGAAGACGCATTTATTGAGCGAGCCTATAGTTTCTACTCACCTGAAGGATTGACGGAAGAAGAGATGAAATTGTATATTCGCTATATGGCTGATCGACGCTTGATTCAACTCGGATTGAAATCCAACTACAAAGTGAAGGATAATCCTCTAACCTGGCTAGATTGGGTACTTAACGGTGTGGATCATTCGAACTTTTTTGAGCAACGTGTATCCGAATATACTGTTGCAGGGCTTGCGGGCAACTTTAATTATGACTTTTTGGAGGAAACTGCTTAGGTATGTTTGAGCGAGGATTGAGAAAATCCTCGCTTTTCTTCAAATCAGGCTGGCTGTGTCACACGGTCGGTTGAATTCGGAAATGTCAAGCCTTTTTTCAATATTTCTTAAAAATCTTCAATCGTCCTATTTTGTCTAAATGGTTGATTACCGACCGGATGCTGATATAATTGATTTCACGATTCAATTTGATTTCCAGCTTCTCTGTGATCCGTCGGCATCTTGTGTTGTGAGGTGAATACATCAAGCGATACTGATCGACGACAAAGCTCAGAATGTCTTCAGCATACAGGTAGTTCTTGATCTTGGCCGCATCGGTATGATCCATCTTTTCCAGCTTTCCCTCTCGTTGTGCGTATTTGATAACTTTGCGTATCTCATCAGGGGAGAAGGTCTTACCAGTCTTTTCATGAATTTTCTTTGCAGTCTGCTTTCTTGACTTCCCGTCTTTTTTCATCTGAATCACAAGCTCATACAATTCAGGAACATTCACGATTTCAACTAAGAACCTGCGTTGATTCAATCTTCTACGAACAAGCAGTCCCTCTCGCTCTGCAGAGTCAAGCACACCTGAGATATGATCTCTTGTAAGTTCTCGGCTAAGAAGGTCGGACATGTGATGAACTATATCAATCACTTCTTGCCCATTCAGATACAATTGCTGAATCAGTTCATAATTGCCATTCTGATACAAAATGTTCTTTGCACGAAAAGACTTTGCTTTCATCAGCAAACCTTCACGCCTTGCGGTAGCACGGACAGATTCAATATTGAACTTTGTGAATGGCTCGGTGCGGCCCATGCGAGTTGCGACCATTTCACCAATCTTTGAACACCAGACACCTTGCTTGAGTAAGTCAATAATGAACTCATAGTTGCCATCTTGATACAAAGGGTTCTTGTCTCTCCGAATCTCAGAACCGTTATACAGGTAGAAATTTACAAAACCGTCACCATTGTGTTCATTGATGAATCTTGGGTTGTTTGCCGCATCAAAGTAGTTCAGCACATAATCTTCATGACCTTTGACTGCACACACGTGATAGAAGAATCTATCAATCTTGAATCTCCAGTCTTTCTCATCATCATAGTGTTCTCTCAGTTTCCGAATAGGTTTGCTTGAAGTGAAGTAACGGTTCCAAAAGCCTGCTGGGTGAGCAAGATAGTCAGACCGCTTATATTGACAACCGTAGTAGTATCTGTCTTCGGGTATCAGATAGAGCCAATAGGTGTAAGGGATGTAGACTTCAGGGATGTTTGAGATTTTCGGGCGAGTAGGGTTTGGGACCGAGATGTCAAATTTGGGAAGATAAATATCTAAAGTCATAAGTCATTCTCATTCAATGATTTCTGATAGAAGGTGCTGAGTCCTGCCAGACTTAGTGCCTTTGCTTAATGCATATATAGTCAATTTATAACAGAGGAGGCTGCATGACTCATTTATTAGTTAAAATTGATCGAAAAGTTAAACTTGTATTTTTACTTTACTTTTTCTTTGCAAGTTTTTGGACATTGAACGGATTTGATAAGTTCTTCAATGGTGAATTTCGGCATGACACGAATCCAAATGTAGCAAAGTTTGCTATTCTTGATGCTGAAACGGGTGAATTGGAATACCGAATTCACGGTTATCGAACACATGGACTCTTTGGTGTTAATCGTGATGAAGCATTTCGTGAATATTTCTCCCAGCTAGGACTGTCCTATGAAGTTTCTCAGTATGCACTTTACACAATTAGCTATATTGAAATTGTTCTTGGGTTGGTCTTTTTTTATATTTTCTTGAGGTCAATTCTTGGCATCAAGAATGAATACTCACAACGAACCTTGTATGGTACAAGAACTCTTCATCGTTTGGCATTCAAAGTTTCGACTCTTTTGTTCACAGCATTTGTCATGTTTGATAATCTCACTGGAGACAGATTTGAGAACTTGGAACACTCGATTTTCTTTTTGTTGTTGCTCTTCACATACTATCTGTTTTTACAAGCAGAGAAGATTGAAAAGGTTGAATATGAGCAGTTGATCAAAGGGTGGGAAGGTGAGAAGAACCGCCGGTCTAATGCTGCTGAATATGCTGGAGTTGATCGACGTTCAGCAAGAAAATTAGATCATTCCAAAGAACTTCATTGATTATGTGATGCGGAGATTGTATCCTAACGGCTGCGAGGGATTCCACCGTAAAAACGCTTATGGCCGGTTGGAAAGGGAGGGCGAATTGGTTCTCGCCAAATTGACTTGGGGCTGCGGGGATTAGTACAACAGTTCGTATATGAATTCTTCAGTATACGATTGACTCTTGGTGAACCTTTTGGAGATGGTTGGGTCTGAGCTTTCACAGTTCGACTCACCATCTCTTCAATTCTTTTCTGTTCTTCTCTTCTTTCAGCATTCGACATTCCCATCAACACAAAAGCACTCAGAATAAATAATATCTTTTTCACTTTTGTTCTTTTTGATGGATATATCTTTTATCCCTCTCAACAATTTCTTTGAGGATGAACAAAATTGCTGTTGTGCCAATTATATGCATAATTATAAGTGCTACGGTATCAAACATTTTTTCTCCTTAGTAGTGTCCGTGGTCACGAATAAATTCATACTCCAAGTCGATTTGAATGTCTTCTAATGTAATGTCTAAAATTGTGAGTGCCTCCCTTGCTTCACGAATGGCTTTACCTAGTTCAGCACGGTCTTTACCATTTGTCATTCCTTCATAAATTTGAATAGCAAGTTTGAATGTCTCCGGTGCGGACTTTATTTCTTTGAGTATTTCTTCAATTTCTTGTTTGTCATCCATTGGTTGTTCTCTCGTATTGCTTGTTTTGCCCAGAATGGCAAATCTTTGAATTTATATTCTGTCATTCCAATACGTTCATCAGGGTCTATTTCCATAATACTTGTTTTGTTGTATAAGATTTATTCTTATTGTCTTCCTAAAAATGTATGATATTCTGGTGCATGAAAAAAGAACCACATTGCACCATAAAAACAAGCATACATGAATAGAAACCAAAAGAAATATATTGTTTGTTGTGTATCAAATCCATATGGTTTTTTTATCATCTAACACCATTTTTTTACAAATTGTGGAAATATAAGAGAATTCCTGAGCAGGACCGAGATTTGTTTTTTCGGTTTCAACCCAAAATAATTTGAACTGATCAAATGAATAACGAGATTGATAATAAGAACCGACACACTCAATCATATTGACCATTTTAATTTTCGAATCATTATCAACAACTTTATCTGGATTGTACAATAACTCAAAAAATGCATTTTTTTCTTCGTTAGACCAAGAAGCTTGTGCGGTCGATCCAATCAGATAAGTAAAAGCAATTAGAATAAATTTTTTCATAAGTTTTCTCCGTTAACTTGAAATCCTAGTGGATGTGAAACATCCATAAAAAATAACAAGTAGAAAAATAAACAAATTGCATAGATGAGTGAGCCGAAAACAAAAATCATGCTCAACCATCCAGCAACTGTTGTTGGTAGCCAATCCCTCAGGTTTCTTTTTTTGATCATAAGTTCGATAAAAAGTGAAAGAAATAGATAAAGATTATATTCTCACTTTACATAGATTATATATTCAATCGGAGCCATTTCTGAAATTTCTGTACCATTTAGCAGATATCCATATAGGTCAGTTTTATAAACAAGTGTAATGTCTGATGTGTTGTCTGGATTTACATTTGCTTTATCGAGCGTCATTTCATTTTTAACAATAGTATATGTAAAAAATCCAGTTGTTGTTGCTGTGAAATTATCCGCTGAAGGTGTTATGCCAGATTGATTCATAGCATAGTTTGTCGAACCAATTGCATAAAATGTGATTGTCGGCATTGTACCAAGTGCCCAATTTGCAGTAGTAATATTTGTGCTTGTTGCATCAAACATTGCAATTGACGCATTCGAATTTGTTTGTGCTTCATCGAGAACATCTGAAGTTGTTGTATCAGATGTTGTAGTAGTGTTATTGACTTCTGTTGTAGTGGTCGTTGTATTATTGGTTACTGTCACACTTGTATGATTATCTCGAATAATTTCAGTATATTCTGTAAGTGTATGATTATCCCGAATATCAGTTATCTGAATTTCTTCTTTATTTTCGGGGAAGGCATCTCGACAGCCAATTAAACTGATCGCAGCTAATCCTAAAACCATAAGTTTAAACATATTTACCTTTTTGTTTCTTTCGTTTGAATTTCCTTCAAGTAATCTTTCAATACGCTTCTCTTCGTATCTAGGTCGCCATAAGGCAAAACCTTGATTGGAAATTTAAATTGCTTTAGATATTCTTCTGAGTTATTATATGGTGTTTTGTACTCTGGGTTATCCATTCGTTTCAAAACAGTTTTCGCAACAAATGCATACACAATTTCAAAATTGCTGACCACAATTTCATCATAATCACCAAGTTTGCTTTTTGTTTTGAGTTTCTTCGCTTGTGCTTTTGGCCAAGACAAAAGATACTCAACAAAAGCTTGTTTCCATTCATCATTGCTGGTGATAATTTTTTCCGTTTCAATAACATAATCTCGTATAGCTTTTTGTTTGACGGAGCCAGGTATGTCATATGAACGAAGAGTTTCCCATTTTTGCTCACCTTTGTTTGTGGGTGGCACTCTTTTATCGCCATATTTTTCTTTCAGCTTCGAAATCATTTCCCTTTTCATTGTGAGCAAAGCTTTTGTCAATTTTTCATAAGCTTTCACCAATTTCAAAAAAGTTTGATCACCATATTTCCCGAACACTTCATTTGGATTTACAATATTATTTGTAATGTCTAACACACGTTTTCCCTGCTTGTCGACTCTACTCCAAATATCATTATCGTTACCAGCAACTGCTTGACCCTTAACAATTGCAATGATACCACCACTGTTGTCAGACCAAACACCAGAAGTCATGGATCCATAATTGTCTACAGTGTAAGCTGAAATTTGTTTTGTTCTCTTTTTTTGTAATTTTGTTAATTTTACAAGACCTTCCATACCTGTAGAATGACAAGCAAGAATTTGAATTTCACCAAAAATTCTTTCAATGAATCTGGAATTTAGTGGCAGATGAAACGAACGGTCTGATGGTTGTT